CAAATATTATCTCATTTCCAAAACCTCTCTCCCTTCTAGTAAATAGTTTTCTAGTATATTCACCACTTAGCTGTAAAGCTATTGGCTCTATACTTGATTCATAGTAACTGATCCATTCATCCTCTGTATAAGTTCCATGTACTATTTTTTCATTAGTATTGAAAAATGCATAAATTCTTTTTATTGTTCTATCCATTTGTGCTGCGTTAGGTACATAATCTTTAGGTTCTACTTGAATTGCGTCTGCTTTTGCATCTGTTGCTGCTACTCCTACAGTTTCACTTTCAACATCAAGGTACGTTTTTACAAATTGCTTAGCTTGTTTTTCTAAATCTTCTGGTCTTAATGTTTGTTTAAATACTAATAACCATTTTACTATATTTGAATTTTTAATTGCTTTTATAATACCTTGATCTGTAGTATTCACTATTTCCATCAATGAAGTTAAAGCCTCTATTGGACTATCCCCAAATATTTCGTTTGTATTGAAATCTTTTCTTAAATGAATTATATCTCTATATCTAAATACAACTATCTTGCCATTTCTTAAAGTGAATTTAAGGTATAGTTCCCCTTTGTTATCTTGTAATGCTTCTGCTGCATATGCTGTAATTGGATAAATACCTATAGGATAGTCATTTTCATCTCTATCAATATAAGCAAAGGCGTTATTGTTTAATTCAAGTTGTACCGCTAATTTTTCTTGTAGCATCTGCCCTGTCATGTATGGATTAGGTTCTTCTAATAGAAATCGCATATAAGGTTCAGGATTTACTTGTATTTTGCCTTCGCTACGTCTTATATGCTTACCTACCAGTTTTCCTATAGCTTGTGCTTTAGGTCTTATTGCTGCTCTTACGATGTCAGAGTGATAGAGATTACCATTCCATGAGTAGAACCCATTTCCTTCGTCTACTATCATTTTGTATTTTGTTACTGTTATTAATTTGTTTCTAAATCTATCAAGTAGTCCCAATCTTTCACCTCCCCTTTATATCATGCTTATATACTCCTCATAATGCCTTTCTAATGTTACATAAGCACATAATAAACTAACAGTACCATCTATTCTTCTTCTTTGATTACTAGTTTTAACAGGTTGTATATTATCATTTTTATCTACATCTATAGAAGTATTACTCAAACACCATTTTAGAATTGGATTGTTATTGTAGTTGATTCTTTTAGCTTCTAAATCCCTACCCAATCTTTTCATAGGTCCTGATAATGTCTTTTTACCTTGAATTACTGGCTCCATTCCATCTTTACCAAAGCTATTTTTCATATCTTCTACATAATAATCAGCGCTCCATGAATCGTATCCATGCCAAGGGATATAAATGTCATATTCATTTTGTACTTCTAAAAACCACTCTTTTACGTATTTATAATGAATTTTATTTCCTGGTACTGTTCTTAGTAGCCCCATATCTCGCCATTTATCATATGGAATCTTATCTTCCTGTACTCTTTTTTCTAATAAATCCTCTGGCAACCAATACATCTGCAAAACGTAAATAGTTTCATCACCTGGTACCATAAATAAAACTGTTCCACAGGTAAGGTCTGTTGTGCTTGATAAGTCTGAACCGCCTATACCGTATCTAGGTTTCAACTTTGCTATATCAAATGTTGCAGGATTATTTAGTTGTTCAAATGTTAGCCAAGCTTCATGACTTGTTTCTCTAATATTAAAATCCTTACATAGTAAATTTTTTACTAACAAGGGATTAGCCTTTGCTTTATTAACTTTATTTCTTAATTGATCTATTCGCTTTATTGTCCCTAGCCCAGGATTGGCTTGATACCAACAATCTTCATCTATCCAATCTTTTCGATTATCTAATTCATATATAATTGGCAAAAATCTTTCGTTCTTGTAACCGTTCGGATCCTCATAGCCATTTATTACTCTTTCAGCCTCATCATACTTTATATCAAAAACGGATTCTCTTACTGTACCTGCTGTAGTAGTGATAAATACCAAAGGTTCTTCTCTAGATGTAGTACCATCTACAACTACATCATAAAGATTTTGATCTTTCCAAGCATGAACTTCATCTAATAAAGCACCATGTACGTTTAATCCATCTAATGAATCTGAATCCCTACCCAAAGGTCTAAAAAACGAATCATTAAATTCAGCATTTATTTCTGATACTAACGTTTTCATTCTCTTATTCAAAGATGGTGATTTTTTTACCATCCTTTTAGCTTCTAACCAAATAATCTTCGCTTGGTCTTTTTTAGTCGCAACGGCATATATTTCTGCCCCTGGTTCTCCATCTGCTATTTGTAGATACAGTCCGATAGCAGCCGCCAAAGTTGATTTCCCATTCTTTCTACCCACTACAAGCATTACTTCCTGAAACTTTCTTGTTCCATCTATCTTATGCACAATTCCAAATGTAGCAGCAACTAAAGCTTTTTGCCATAGCTCTAATATAAAGGGCTTACCGCCCATTTTACCTTTGGAGTGCCTACAATAATTTTCTATAAACTCTATTGCATGTTTTGCTTTAGCTGGATTATATTCCCACTCAGAGTTAGGCTCATTGATTATCCTAACAAGCTCTTTATATACTTTATAAACTTTAGTGCTAACTCGTTTTCGATTCTGTTTTTGGTTCATCCATTCCCAATACTCTAATATCGGGTTATAATTGTCTGGATAGACTATCTTTTTTACTGCTGTCATTTGTCATCACACCTATGGTTTATTTGCTATGAAGTCTTCAAATCCGTCATTTATTTCTTTTTTAACATCTTCTTTAGGATGTAAGTTCGTTAACTTGTCTATTATGTTCGTATACCTTTGCACCATAGTGTTATAACTCTTTAAGGCAGGATGTTCTCTTATAATTGAGTATTCTCCTTGCGGCATTACGTCTATTGGACCATTTTTATCTATCTCTTTCTTTAATTCCTGAAGTGTTATTCTCATGTATGCTGCTTCTTCTATCAATCCTTTAGCTGTTAGCCTTTTATTTTTGTCTATATCTTTAAATAAATTTGTAAGTCTCGTTATTTCTCTTTTAACTAATGTATCTTTATCTATTTCTTGCTTTTTATTTTTATCTTTAGCTTGTTTCTTACTCATATTTTCACCTGCCTTTCTACCATTTAGGGGAGGGGGTCATGCGGGAGAGCCCTGTGTGTTTTTTGTAGGTGGACACGTGGTATCCGTACAGCCGACACCGCTTTATTTATAGGGGGGTATGAGGTTTATCTCCCACTTCGGTATCTTATACACTATTATTTTGGGATTACTCACCACTTTACTTTATTTCTATCAAATCCCCATTGCTATCAAAAGTCAATCCCTCTCGTACTACTTCTTTTTCTTTTCTATTATGTTCGATGGAATGACAAGTTGCACATAGTAATTCTAGATTATCCCAATTCAAAGTTATATCTGGATTATTTATATTCTCTGGTGTTAAATATATCTTGTGGTGTACTTCATCTCCTGGTTGTCCGCATCTCTCACATAATCCATATACTGATTGCTTATATGCTTCTCTACACTTCTTCCATGTTTTATTGTTATAAAACTTCCTTGCAAATTCTCTTGCCATACAATCACTCCAATAAAAAAGACACTCAATTATGAACCTTTCTATATTAATGCTTTTGCCTCTCTTTCTATGCCATTTAGGATTATTTTGGGATATTTTGTACTGGTTGGAGCAAATCCTTTTTCTTCCCCATATCCTCCATATTTTAGAAAGGCGTTTGTATTGACAAAGAGTTGTTCTATCGCTGTTGCCTTTTCGTTTCTGTAATCCACTCGGTAAAATGTTTTTCTAAGTACCATAGGAACATGAGTATGGGAATGTATAAATACATCAGCGTCAATCACTTCTGCCATTTCAAATAGTCTTATTGCTTTTGCTCCTACTTTTCTTCCTCCACCAGCACCATGTTTCCCGTATATGGCATAAGGCATCTTTCGGCAATTTCTTCCTTGGCTTTTGCCGAATTTTACGAATAATAGATATGCTCCCTCCGAATAAGAATCAAATATATCAAGTCTTTTTGCCACTTGGTACATAATAAGAATCCCATCTTGTTTATAAGTTCTATTTTCGTGATTCCCTTCTGTAATAACAAGAATTCGGTCTTTGATTGGTGCCAGTAACGATACCGTTTCATCTATCTGCTCATTAGGATTTAATTCTTCAGCATATATATCACTTACTCCGTGCTTTACTGCGTTGTTTATTATGTCTCCGTTTACAATCACGTAACGATTTTCTTTTTCTAACACTTCATTTATAAACTGTTTAAGTCTTTTCCTGTCATGCAAAGAGTCGCCTATATGCACATCTGCAAGCGGATATATCTCTAATGTTTCAAATTGAGGCAAGTCATGTTTTATAACTTTCATAGCTGTACCCCGCTTTTTTCTTCCATGAGCTTTTTACAATTATGGAAGTTTATTTCGTACTCATCATAAAACACAAATATCGGTTTACCTTTTTTCTTTGCATATTCCTTTTCTAACCTGCACCCTTCACTATCTCCATATATAAAAACAACATCTGCTATATCTATTAATTTGTAGCAGAT